GCCAAGCTGAGTTTGAGGCTGAAGCGGTTAAAATTTATGCCGCTAAAGCCAAGGCCCAGCAAATGCAGTTGGACGTTAAAAACATGTTTGTGGGGCAATATGGCCCCGCCGCATGGGAAGGTATTCAGCGTTCAGTCATTGAGATGCGGAAGGAAGCTGCCCGTCAAGCTGCAGCTGCCTTGAAGGAACAGGAAGAAAACCGCAAGGATTTGATTATGGTTAGCAGTATTGTAGGTTTTCTGGTATTAGGCATTGGCGCGATTGGCTTATATCTTATGTTAACGGTGAAATAACATGGACATTCTTAAAACTTTTGGACCATTACTTGGTTCAGTTGCTCCTACTATTGCGACGGCTCTAGGCGGCCCAGTGGCAGGTATGGCAGTTAAAGCCATTTCCAGTGCTTTATTTGGGCATCAAGATGGAACAGAGGACGACATTATGTCGGCTTTGGCTAATCCAAATGGCGACCAATTAGCCGCTCTCAAAAAGATTGACGCAGATTTTAAGGTTCAAATGAAATCTTTGGACATTGATCTGGAGCGGATTTCTGAACAGGACCGTGATTCAGCCCGTCAAATGCAGATTGCAACGCGGGATTGGATTCCTCGTGTTTTGGCTGTTGGTGTGACAATCGGGTTCTTTGGCATCATTGCCTACATTTTACATTTTGGCCTTCCAGCTACGGGTGGTGAAGCACTTCTTATGCTTATTGGGACGCTTGGAACTGCTTGGACTGGCGTTATGGGATTTTATTTTGGCTCTTCTGCTGGTTCGAAACAAAAAACTGATGCGCTTACGGCTTCTTTGGGGAACAAACAGTGAACGGTAATTTTGAACAATGTTTAGCCCTCGTTCTTAAATCTGAAGGTGGGTATACGGATAATCCCAAAGACCCCGGCGGTCGTACAAATCTTGGCGTAACGCAAAAAGTTTGGGAATCTTGGGTGAAGCGAGATGTTACTGAAGCTGAAATGAGGGCTTTAGGGCCGCAGGACGTGGCTCCTTTGTATAAGGCTAATTATTGGGATAAGATCAGTGGCGACTCACTTCCTCTTGGCATTGACTATGCCACTTTTGATATGGCTGTTAATAGTGGGGTAGGCCGTGCGGCGAAAACCCTTCAGCAGGTACTTGGCGTTGGTGCGGACGGACAAATCGGCCAAGCCACAATTAGTGCTTGTGAAGCGGCTAACGCTCGTGAAGTTGCTACGGGAGTCTGTGAAGCAAGACTAGCCTTTTTGCAAAGTTTGCCCACGTATGGTACGTTTGGCAAAGGTTGGTCAAATAGAGTTGCGGCGGTAGAAAAGGCTGCCTTTGACATGGCATCGTAGGATTAAGTTATGGCCTTAACATACTCAAGTTACGTGCAGCAAATTAGCACAATGGCCGTCATTCCGTCCAATGATACCAATTTCACGATTATTTTGCCTCAAATGATCAGCTACGCAGAATTGCGTATGCAGCGTGATTTGGATTTTCTTTCTACCCAAATTAGCACGACAGCTTATTCCTTTACCTCCAACAACAATACGTTAACTTTACCTACGTCGCAGTTTATTGTACCGCAGACGTTTGAAGTAGTTAATTCCGGTGTTTCTTCACCGCTATTGCCAGTTACTAAAGAATTTATACAGAATGTTTACGGATCAGGTTCTACGACAGGCGTACCTCAGTATTTTGCTGTTTATGGGGGCGATACTGCTACTACAGGTAATACTAGCCAATATATGATTGTGGGGCCAACGCCTGACAGTAACTACGGCACTATTATTACTGGCACTGTCCGGTCTGCGCCGCTTTCTGCCACAAACACGACAACTTACATTTCAACGTACCTGCCAGATATGTTTATCATGGCAAGTATGATTTACATCTCCGCATTCCAGCGCAACTTTGGGCGTATTAACGACGACCCACAAATGGCGCAAACCTACGAAAGCCAGTATCAGGCTTTGAAAGCCAGTGCGTTGGTTGAAGAGAATCGCAAAAAATATGAGGCAGCCGCTTGGTCGTCTTATTCACCTGCCCCCGCCGCTTCGCCAACTAGGGGTTAATCATGCCCTTTGGTACGATCAAACTCAAACCCGGCGTTGATACGAACGTAACCCCAACCTTAAATGAGGCCGCTTATTCCGTTTCTCAATTGATTCGCTTTTTGCCGGAACGAAACGGATTTGGATTGGCTCAGAAGCTTGGCGGTTGGGTAGCGTATTATAATTCTGCTATTGGCTCAGCTATTCGCGCACTTAAGGGTTGGGCTGATCTTAATGCCATCAACCATCTTGGGATTGGAGCAGAATCGTCCCTTAATGTTTTGACAGGGAACAACCTTGTTAACATTACACCACAAAATAGCGTAACAAATACTGCACCAGTATTCTCAACCACATCTGGTTCAAAAGTTGTTAACGTAACGGATTCCAACATTACTGCATCAGTTTTGGACTACGTTGATTATATAACACCCGTATCTGTTGGCGGGATTGTTTTATCGGGGCCATATCAATTATTGACCGCTGCTGGGACAACGTATTCTATTACGGCGGCAAGTGCTGCAACTTCAACAGCCAATACATCCACCAACACAACAGCTGGGTCATTTGTGGTGGGAAACACCTATCAAATTGTGACTGTTGGCACAACTGACTACACCTTAATTGGCGCGTCAGCCAATACAGTTGGTGTGATATTTAATGCCACAGGTGTTGGAACTGGCACGGGTACGGCTAAATTAGTTGGTGTCCCTGCCTTTCAAACCACAAACGGTCAATCTACGGTTACATGTTACCTTGATAACCACGGGTATTCCATAGGTTCCACGTTTTATGTTGGTGTATCTACGACTGTTGGCGGTGTTACACTTTTTGGTTTGTACACCATTTTAACAGTTCCAAGCGGAAGTTCATTTACTTTTGCCGCAGCTAACACAGCAACATCTTCTGCTGGCCCCACGGCAGAAAATAGCGGCAATGTGCAATCCAATTTTTACATTGCCATCGGCCCCCAACCCACGGGTACTGGGTTTGGCGTTGGCGGATTTGGTACAGGAGGCTTTGGCGTTGGTTCAACTCAACCGTCTGTTCCCGGCACAGCAATCACTGCGACAGATTGGACCTTAGATAACTTTGGTTCGTATCTAGTTGCATGTCCTGCAGGTGGCGCAATCTATTATTACGATCCTAACGGCCAATTGCAAAATGCTCAGATTGTGGGTGGCAGTGGCCCGCTCGTTAATTCTGGCATTTTTGTCGCCATGCCTCAACGACAGATTGTAGCTTACGGTTCTTCGTTTAACCTACAGGCAGACCCTATGCTTGTCAGGTGGTGTGACGTTGGCGATTTTACCAATTGGATAGCTTCGTCAACCAACCAAGCTGGTTCATATCGCATCCCTACAGGTTCTAAGATTGTGGCGGGTATACAAGGTCCGCAACAGGGATTGCTTTGGACTGATTTAGACTTATGGGCGATGCAATATGTGGGAACGCCATTTGTCTATAGCTTTAACAAGATTGGCTCTAATTGCGGAGCGGTATCAAGACATTGCACTGGTCAGCTTAATGGCGCTGTATATTGGATGTCCCAAAGACAGTTTTTTATGATGATGGGTGGCGGCCCACAGCCAATACCATGCCCTATCTTTGACGTGATTTTCCAAAACATTAACAAAGATTACATTAGCAAAGTAGCTTGCGGCGTTAACAGCCAATACAACGAGATTACGTGGTATTATCCATCCGCCTCTGCTACTGAAAACGATAGCTACGTTAAGTACAACGTGCAGACCCAACAGTGGGATTTTGGCACACTAGGCAGAACTGCTTGGATTGACCAATCTGTTCTTGGCCCACCAATTGGCGCGGGTAGCGACACTTATATTTATCAGCATGAAGTGGGCAATGACGCCGCCAGTGGAACATCAACCACTGCCATGTTGTCGTCATTTCAGACAGGTTATTTCCAATTGGCTGAAGGAGAGAATTTGGTTTTTGTGGATCAAATCTGGCCAGACATGAAATGGGGTACGTACAGCGGCAACCAAAATGCTACTGTTTACTTGACCATTTACTACACCAACTACGCCACTGACACAGCCACCTCACCGTCAACCAGTTACTATTCTGGTTCCCCGTCTAACACGGTCAGTTCAGTAACATTCCCCATGACGCAATCCACGGAATATATTTCATGCCGGATTAGGGCGCGTTTCATGGCGTTCTCGCTGTCGTCGCAAGACGTTGGCACATTCTGGCGTTTGGGCGGGGTTAAGTATCGTTTTCAGGTAGACGGCAAATTTTAATAGGAGGCTACCATCGCATCTTTAGACGACATCCTTTCCACGCAGAAAAACGGCGTTATTGGCATTAACTCTTACGTTACTGCCATAAATACCCATGCTGGTTTTTATAACAGCAAGGAAGTATCCACTGCGTCAGTGATCAAGTCATCGTCAGGCTGGTTGGCTACGGTAAGCGTTATCGTGGCAGGTTCCACGCAGGGCTACCTTTATGACGCGACATCTGCCGCATCAAGTAGCCGCATTTATGCCGTTCCTAACACGCTTGGCATTTACCAAATCCAAGTTCCATTTGCGACGGGATTGTATTTTTCGCCCGGCACAGGTTCCATTATTGCAGTAGGATATTCGTGAT